GATTGCTTGGCGTAGATTCTCGGGGGTCGGAAGGACCATCTGCCCGGTAGTAGGATCTTGATACACAAGGGTCATCGCTATCTTCTTGATGATCTCCTTGGCCATGCGGGGTTCTGGGGTCGGCTCAAACTCGAAGTTCCGGTCGGTGTCCGGGAAGAGTAGCTCATGAAGTCTGGAAAGTACGATATTTACCTTTGATCTCGTTATCTTAGGATAGACTTTGGAAGCGTTCTTGTCGATCTTGACTTCGGGATCGTATAAACCTTTGATAGCGCGTAAATCCTCAAGCCATGTCAGTTCTTTGGGTCTTCGGTAGGCTTCATTGACTGAGAATTGATTCTTGAGTCGAAAGCCAAAGGACTTCATGGCATCGGAATTTCGCTCTGGCTTGGAAAATGTTCTCTCTATCTGGTCCATGGTGTCCTCCTACTCTAATACCCTGCTTCGGAACTCGCTGGTTTATAGTCCCTCTTCTTAAGTTGAGAAACAAACGACTTCCATCGCTTATCGTTGGATTCCTTTTCGCTAATATACATGCACAGCATCTGTAAGCTGTCCGAAATATGACTCGAAAAGTTCTTAGATGGCATTGGCTTGTAATCCTCGCCTAGAGATTTTGGCTCTTTTTCGTAATGGTATCCGCCGTTCATTGCCTTCCTTAGAAAATGGCAATTCGGGGACAAAAGGAACCCTGGCTCTCCTTTATACATCTTGTTAAGGAAATTCTCAACTGCCATTACGCGGGGCATGATTGCGTTGGTTGGTGCCGGTTCGATGTTTCTCAGCCCTACGTCCGGGGAATGAAGAACCTCAAAGCAGGTTGACTCATCCGTGGGTGCCCTTGAAGTGCCTGATGGATCTCCGAACCCAACGACGTTCATGCCGAAATATTTTGTTCGGAGCAGTGGAAGCAACTGGTTCTCGCAGAACTGCCTGAGGCCCATACCGTCAGAAACAAGTTCGTCAATGATCCTGAGCTGGCCTGCGGGAGTGATTTGGCCGATGGAACATGCTGGCTGAAGCCCGAAGTCAAACCCAATCAGAACGTCAAGCCCCTTCTGCGGTTCGAGAGGATGAGGCGCTACATGCACATTGTCCACGAAGGATTGAAATACTGGCTTGCCGGTGATGAGGTATCCATACTGACCATGGATGTAGATTCGGATATACATCTCGTCTTTGCCCTTGGCGAGATTCTGATAGTAATTTTTCGGGAGGTGAGAGGTATTTTCGGCATGCGCGGAAAGACCAGAGGGTTGTTTGAATATCTCCCAGCTATCTGGCCTAAGTACCTCAAATGTTTTATAAATCCAGCTCGAATCATCGGGTGGGTTACTGTCCATTATCATGCCGTGCCAATATTCGCCCACATCTCTTTTGCTCGGATACCTGCCTATGCGGGAGTCCATGGCGTCCACGATAGTCTTTGGTATTTCCCTTGCCTCGTTGAACCACGCCCCCGTGACTTCGAGGGACAAAAGATTTGATACTTGATCTGGGCGGTCAAGGGCTCGAAATAGAATTTCGATATGACAATTAGGGAATTTGGTGAGGAAGTAGGAATGGTCAGTAACTCTCCATTCTCCGAATATCTTTGGGGGAAACCAATCGTGAAAGGTCTTGATAGTCGTATCACGTAGCTGGATATAGCTATTTCTTACTACTACCCACCTACTTCTGCGTATTCCATCTGGTCCTGGGGTCATTTCCATACTGCGCCGAATTATTTCCATTACGCAGGCACTGCTCTTGGCACTTCCGAACGGTCCAAGGGCAAGGCGCACCCGTTTGTTGCTCAAAGCAAACCGTTTGAGGGTAGGGATGTCCTTGTAGTCGAATAAAACTTGATAAGGTACGCCTTCCGCCACTTAATTCCCCCTGATCCCCATCCTGAGAAGTTCTGCTCCTGTCGGACGTACTTCCTCTTGTTTCGGCGGACTCGTAACTCGTTCCCACAGGTCGATGAGGTTTTTGTTGTTATCGTCGTCCGGTATCGGCCAACTCATGAAGTCTCCCATCAATTTCAGGAAATGAGGCGTCCCCGGAAGAGGGCTCAACTGCATCTCCCGACCGTTATTGATTACCTGGAAGACCCTGGGCTTGATCAACTTATTTCCGCCCACCAAGTCTCCTACCAGAACAACTCCGCTACTGATTACTCCTGAAAATGTTCCCTCAAGTTTCATGTTATCCTCCTATGTCATCTGCAAAAGGCGTGTTGTTCACCACGAACCAGTCCTCGGCCAAGGCGTCCGTCTGTGAAATCAACCATGGCACAAAAGCGCCATCGACCGTTTTCATCATCAGATACGGAAGGAATCTACATACAGTTCCTTCGGGGATGCCAGTCGCCTCTGCCGTGTTTTTGTTGATCGGGATACCGTCAGGATATCCCTTCTGAAGAACGACGTACATAGATTTGCCGTTCCAGCCCTTGCGTTCCACCTTCAGACCCTCTTTCAATGCTTTTAGCGCGTAACCGAAATCCATAACTTCCTCCCTTTTAAACCTGTTTTTTGTTGGAATAAATTGTGACTTCTTATCGCAATACAATGCGAACTCGTACATATCCTTTAAGATGCCCATACCCCCTCACTCCGCCATATAGCACGATTCGTAATGAACCAGCTCCGTCCTTTCGGACACCCATTTCGCTAAACCGTCGATGCTGTACCCCTTGGAGGCCAGCATCTTATTGATGTGAAATTCGCCTACCATGGCATCCACCTTGCCCAAGGCGGTAGAATTATAAATCGTCTCATACTCTCCGCCCTCGCAATCAATCTTGAGGATCCTAACCCGCTCTATCCCGGCCACAGAGAATATATCGTCAAGGGTATAGATGTCAACCTCAGCCTTTATATGTGTCTCGGGATCGAATGTGCAGAACCCAGTTGAGCCTCCGGAGAATTCCTTCGAGACAACGAGATTTTGAATGCCTCGTTCTGCACCCACTCCGATATTGAGTGCCGTAATATTCATGCCGTTAAGCCCGATATTTCGGATCATCTGATAGAAGGTTCGAGGTACAGGTTCTAAGGCTACGATCCTGGTGTGAGGAAACAACTTCGCCATCATAATTGAGAACATGCCCTCGTTGGCTCCGATGTCAAGGATGACATCTCCGTCTCGGAAGGTTAATCCCTTCTCTAATATCTTGTAATTATCTGAAAAGATTTCCTTGATGAGTGCAGGTGCTGTCGGTGTTTCGTTGAAGTAAAACTTGAAGCCTTGGTACGTGTGTTCGATCACCATCCCCTCCTTCGTCTCTCTTTTAAGACCTTCCTCATGTTCTCTTCTGAAAAAGGAAGGTGGTATAGACTCGTAAAATGAAACTGCCTCCGTGAGAAATACTTGATAAACCCGTTGTCGCAACCCCTGTTTACTGACTCAAGGGGTGCCCTCACGCCTCCAAAGGCAAGATCGTAACGGTTGGCGTTGTTTATTCCGGTAGGGTTCATTTCCATACCCCAGAATCCGATGTTGCTGTTTTTATCCGTGGCGTCCAAGTATCGTCACCCCCGTTCTTGTGTTCCTCCACCCACTTCCCGAGATATTCCTGAACGTCAAAAAACCATTGCTCTTGGCCAGACAAAGCCCTGACTTGCATGGTTTCGTACTTGCCGGTCTTAGCCAATTTCATATACTCGTGGATCTCACCAGACCATCGAACTCGCGGGAGGTAAAGCCACGAAGGTTCAAGGACGATTGACAGCTTATCCGCTACACAGAGGCGTGAAAATGGTTTGTTATCTTTCTTAGCGTAAAAACGAGAATGGTATAGACAAAAATCATGCCATGGAGTCCCTGCGCTCTCGTCCCAAAGCCACTTCCAATCGAATAAAAAGCATGCGGCGTTGGCACCAAACTCTACATGCCTATCACCTTCAGGCCCATCCATGTTCGGCTTTCCCCAATACCCTAAGTCATGAATAAAAAATGCTGCCCACAATCTCGGGTCCCAAGGGAATCCGTAAAGTTTCCACCAAGCCAACGCAACGAATAGCGGGTGAATAATGAATTGATGCGCTCCGAATAATATACTTTTAGTCCCGACCCTCATCACCATCCCTCCGGAGCTGCCTGCCCGCCAATACTCATAGACTCCTTCTCGTCGGCTTCGTAAGTAGGAGTGGCATTCGGATTAAGGGCATTGTCTATCTGTTTCATATCTATGTTTCCCATAGACGCCATAACTTTCTTCTCGTCCTCCAGTCCCTTCAAGACCACGAAGACCATATTATTCGTCTGACCAGCCGGATCGTCCTTCGTCCGGATCTTGGCAGATAGTAACGCCGTCTCTATCCTTACCAACTCCTTTATCATGAACTTGAACTCGGCATCCATCTCCATCATAGAAACGAGTCTCTGGCGACCTTTCTTCCCGTCCTTACCTCTGGAATTCTGGAAGGCATAACGCAGATCCTTGAGCATCCTGTAAGCAGATTTGATATCGTCCGACTCATCTTCTGGCTCTTGGGCTTCTGGAGCAGGAAGTGGCTTGCCTTCAAGCGCACCCTTAATAGAGTCAATTCGCTTCTGCACCCTGTCAAGAGCCTGCTGCTGTTCGAGATTCGCTAATTCCTGGCGCTCACGCTCCAACTTCGCTTCTCGCTTCGCCTTCTTCAGGTCGGCTTGAGAGAGGTTTCCCTTCTTAGCGGCATTGAAATTGTCCGAGATAGATGAATCTTTGGGCTTTGCGCCTGGCTTACGCGGCATTCAACTTCTCCCTCAAGGCCGTCCACTTTGCGATGGCATCCTGCGCCCTACCCAAATCGGTCTTGCTGCTCTTCAGGGCGCGGGAGATCATCCCTCCTGCCGCTTCAGCTTCAGTCTTATACACCTTCCTGCCAGGGTGAACCACAAGCCCGCCCCTCTCAATATCGGCCCTGCCCAAAGCAACTCCGTCCAGGAAGAGGTCGATATACTTGTAAGCAGTATTCGGGTATTGTCCTTCTACTTTGGTTAGTTTGCTCATCATATCCCCTCACATTCAACACACCGCGCCACTCCTAACGTCCTCTGCTGGTCAGTGCTTATTTTACCCGTCTTCAAATACCGCTCATAGTCCTCACGGCATTCCTTCCCGTCTCTGTATGGCCCTATCCTGCAATCCGACATCGGCCAGTAATAACCTTGAGGCCCTGCGATGATATCCATTAAATCCCCCTAAGAGGCAGGCAGCGAGAGACTTGTTAAATTGTTTCTACCGTTCGCCCTTGATCATTCATGAGGTAAATTGGACTGTATGCTATCACCTCAGTAGATGCGTTCATGTTCTTTGTGAAAAATCCAAGCCCTACCGCTTTCCCAATCACCGGCTGATCATCTGGCGGATCATATACAATGACTTCGGAGCGAACCCCGACTTTCTTTGGATCGTAGTCAATGTCATTGTATTCAACATGATCGACTTCCCCAAACACCACCCATGTGCTGCCGCTCTTGAATTTGATTATCATCTTTCTGCCTGCCTTTCTGGCTCGCTGCCTGCCTGGCACCGACTATGAATACATAAATTACAAAAGTCAAGGGATTTCTGAAATTATTTTGTAATTTTTTGGGGGGGAGTTTTCTATAAGATAGACAGTTTTTGATATTTTTCTAATATTCTGGGGAGATGCTTTTTGTCTCAGGCTCGTGTTTTGCCTCACTTGAAGGTAATTTGAGGGGTAAAAATGTTAGCGTTAGGGCGATTTGTAGGAGGGTGGAATATAAGTGTAGAGGGGGTAATGGGACCCAACACCCCGGCCTTCGATCAAATCCGGGTCATACCGGGGGCCATAGGAGAAGCATTCTTTCCCCCTGGGGCAGACCAGACCAGACGAGGCAATATTAATCTCCCTCCACTTTAGGGCTGAAATCGAGGTCTCAAATCCCCCACATAAAGCCAAGTTGACATAATACTTGTTATCAAGCATAACGCCTACCCGGAGAGCCGCATGAATAGGGTGGAGCGCAGTTATGCACAGTTTGTCGGACATTATCACCCCCTGCCCTGGCTGCGCTACTACGAGTTATCAACAGGTTAATTGAGGACTCGCTCCACTTTGACATATTGACCCGGATCCTGGCCGCTGCCCCTGCTGAGACTGCCTATCGGTGGGCTCTGGCATTTGCCGCCTGGGTGATGCGGAGGAGACTATCTCCCCCCTATCTATCACCTCTTTTGCCCCTCTTTACTATCGCCCCCTTGAATTTATTGCCTTTTATCTTATGCCCCGTTTAGCATAGTCGCATTTTTGCGACCCTAACAGTCGCATTTTTGCAACCTTTTGGGCCTGATTTTGCCTCTTTTCATTTATCCCAAAAATAACGCTTCCTTTTCGCTCACTTACAAGACCGGGTTCAAAATAGCCCTCTTTTTGCCGATTTACCATATTTCCAATTGTGGCTTAAATCCTGAACCAAATCAGTCCTTTGCAAATTAATTACAAAAAAAGTTTGCAATCCTCTAAAAAAAGCGTACCCTGAGCTTGACTGAAACGATCTTTGCCATCCCGGAGCCACCACCCCCCCCCTACGGGGAGACGGATCGATGAGGGACCTTGGAACTACTTGATAGTATGCAGTCGGGCTAGATACCGGTGAGAGGCTATCGGGGCGGATTGCGGGGAGTCGATCTTATGGTAGGCTGTTTGATGTCCCTGGCGGTTGCCGGGGGTATCGCAGAGTCGATCATGGACCAATAACAACGATTAAGGAGGGCATGACAGATGACACACACTACAAAAATGATGACACCGGCAATAGGACAGGTCGTCAACGTCCGCGCAGAGTCGTGGACCATCCCCATGACAGTGGTTGACGCAAAGTCTGCTTGGGGTCAAGTGCGGCTGCTTGTCCGCCCCCTGCGGGGGACCGGGGAAGCGTGGGTTGAGCTGAGCAGGTGCTCGCGGATTGGTGATAATGGCTTGCAGTGTATAGAGGGGAGGGAATGATAGTGGGAATGACGATAGCTGAATTTAAAGACAGGTTGCCTAACATCACAGTCAAGGTCGGGAAGAACAGTTATTACGTTGGAGAGTGCCGGGGCAGGAAAAACGCTTTTTGCTCTGTGACTATCTACCCTAACGGCGTTGCTGCAACATTTGAGGCGGCGTGGGAAACAGTAGCACAGGCATATAGCGAAAATGGTTGGGTTATCTACTAAGTAGAGGAGGGAGGCACAAAATGAAAACACCACAAAAAGAAATCATGTTGCAAAACACGCGGACCGGGATCATGGCGCATTGGATGAGAAACGGCGAGCCGGACGCTGAAGTAGTCGCGCTGCTTGGGACGCATATCCTCCCTACCGCCTACACGGCGGCGATGGACATGACAACAGCGGCAAAAAAGATCAGGGCTTTGAACCCCGGCTATACGGTCTCGGTGGTATAAATGGCAGATACTAGACAACCGCCTGAACCCCTTGCGGGGCGCGTGCCTGTATCATGGATGCAATGGGAGATAGGGGAGGCACGAGAGATCATGGAGAGATTAGAGGCTGACATGGAGCTTTCCGGGCAGAGGTCCGGGAGGCTATCACACAATAATTATCACAGGGACAGGGGGCCGCGCATCTATCACGCGGAGAAATGAGGGGAAAATGAAATTAGCAATTAATAAAATCGTAGAACAGGGCCGGGAGCGGGTGGAATACCGGGTTGATGGGGAGCCGTCCAAGTACGGGCGCACCCTCACCGGGCACACGGGGGGCATTGGGTCCGAACTTTTTGCGGCTGAAACGAACGTGCTCCTCGAATACGGGCGTCACTCGCGAACATTCTCATGGAACAACCTCCCGACTAAGGACACGGTAGGGGAGAGGCTGGAGAAAATATTAGAGAGGGTCCGTGTTGTCCGGGAATGGGTATCCGACTGCCGCGCCCGTGACGCTGCGGCTAGCGGGGAGATCGAGGCGGAAATCGCCGATGTTGCAGATGTTTTGACCGCGATGCAGGCAGAAAAACGGCTTTATTACCGGGCCACTGACGGAAAATTCAGGCGTTTGGAGTGAGGTAAATATTGTGGACGCCTCCCGTTGGGCATTGTACAGCGGGAGAAAGGATTAAAAATGGACCCGAAATTTAGGCACATGAACCTAAACGATGTAGAAAACGCCTACCGGCAGGGGTTGGTGGATATGGCTGACGTTGAGGCGTATCTTGCAGCCTGGAACGCTACGCCGGGGCGCTTTACTGTGGCCACCTGGAGAGACGGCGCTATCCGTCAGGCGGTGAAGCCATGACACGCCTCAACGCTTGCGACTGGGCAACCCTCATCTATATCATAGGGGGCTTAGGTGTTTATTTTGCCTTAAATATCATGGGGATAATCTAAGAAAGGAGAAAGAATGATGAAATCATCACCTTGGGGAGAGGTACAGCATGAAACAGTTATAGCGCCGGGCATTATATCTTGTGGCACGGCGGGACATGGAGGCATACACCTGGACAGCGCCCACCGGACACGCCTCAACTACGCCGACAACTGGCTAAAATCTGGGACTTGGTGGGAGGAGGACTGCGACTGGGCTATCCCTTATTACTTCTTCCGGGCTGAAATCGGGCGCAATGATCCTTTTAAATTCGCGGAAAATCTGGAGGCGGCAGTCTGCACAATCGTCAACTACCACCCGGATTTTGCAAAACGCGAGGGCTTGGGGGCGCTTGCCTGACGGCAGGCGGGGCGCTTATGGACATAATAATATTACTACTGACTATTGGCTGGTTGCTCTATTGGGCGACAGCCGGGAGGGGATGAAGATGGATCACACTGCAACATATTCACCGGAAGATAACAAATTGAGGCTTTATCCGGCTTACCGTCTTGACGCTGAGGGATACGCAAGGATGAAGGCGAAGGGGTTTATATGGGCACCTAAACAGGAGTTATTTGTTGCGCCTATGTGGACACCAGGACGCGAAGACCTTTTGATTGAAATGTGCGGCGAGATTGGAGACGAGGACACCAGTCTAGTTGATCGAGCCGAAGAACGGGCTGAACGGTTTGAGGAGTACAGCGATAAACGGGCGGCGGACGCTGAACGGCTGCACTCTATGGTGGACGGAGTGGCGGAACGCTTCGCCGGGGGACAACCTATCCTTGTAGGTCATCATAGCGAAAAGAGGGCAAGGAAGGACGCCGAACGGATTGAAAACGGGATGCGGAAAGCCATAAGCATGTGGGAAACCTCGAAATATTGGGAACAACGAGCAAGGGGAGCCTTGAGCCATGCGAAATACAAGGAACGACCAGACGTAAGGGCAAGAAGAATCAAGGGACTTGAGGCTGATTTAAGGAAAACAGAGAAGACAACAGCGGAAGCAACTAAACTTATTTCTTTGTGGGCAAACCCCGAAAAGGAATTGACCCTCGAACGGGCGCGGGGCATTGCCAACTTTGACCATATTTCCAGGTGTTTTCCATTGGCTGATTATCCGCGAGAGGCACCGGCAAGCCAATATGAGGGGATGATGTCTTTGTGGTCTGCCCTTGATGGTATTATCACACCCGAACAGGCGCGAGACATAGCCGTTCCGGTCCATGAGAGGGGGAACCTTCGCCGGGCCAGATGGATCAATCATATCAATAACCGCTTGGCGTATGAAAGGGCCATGTTAGCCGAAGGCGGGGGACTGATAACCGACAAATTTGATATTGAAATCGGCGGCAAGGTTTTAGTCCGGGGGGAATGGGTTGTTGTTCTCAAAATCAATAAAGCCGGGGGCAAAATAAACAGCCTCGCCACTAATCGGCGTTATGTGTCTAAAGTCGGCATTGAAGAGGTGAAAGACTATCAGGCGCCCGAAGAGGGAACGGCAGCGAAAGTCAAAAAGGCAATGGCTTTGCCCCCTCTGTGTAATTATCCAGGGGAAGGGATAGCCGAAGCAACGAAAGAACAATGGGATCATGTCAAGGGCCGGGGAGATACCGCAGGGACGGAAACCGTAGAAACTGAAACGGCAGGACGGCACCGCAGGCGGGTGGTCATGGCATTTATTGCCCGAAAGTGGGGATATACCGGGCCGGGCAGTGATAAGCAATGGGGGTCAATCCCGGTATTTATCGCCGACGAAAAGCGGAAAGATCCACCCAAGCCGACAACAGAAGCGCCGGTGGAGCTTGACGCTCCCGAACGGGTTGAACCTGTCAGGACTTATCAGGCACCAGAGCCGACGAAGTTTGACGACCTGAAAGAAGCATTGAAAGAAGGCGTGAAAGTGGTTGTTGCGCCTCAACTATTCCCAACACCACCCGAGATAGCGGCGCACATGGCCGAACTAGCAGAACTGGAAGACGGCTTGTGTGTCCTTGAGCCAAGCGCAGGAACCGGCAACCTAATTAAGGCCGTGCTTGATAGTGTTGATGCTGAGGTTTTAGCATATGAAATTAATCAGGGTCTTTGCAGCCAGCTTGAAAAAACATTCCCTAGTTATAAATGCCAAGTCAGAAGGGCGGACTTCTTGGAAGTTACTGACTTCCAAGGGCAGTATCCGCGCATTATAATGAATCCGCCCTTTGAAAACGGAGTTGACATCAAGCATATCAACCACGCCTTGACTTTCCTCCGCCCTGGGGGCCGACTTGTGGCCTTGTGTGCAAATGGACCGCGACAACAGGCAGCATTTAAAGACCGGGCCGACCATTGGGAAGTATTGCC